CAAGAGTCGTTCCTACAGGTGCTTCACTATTTAAATCGACTGATTTAAAATCAGAAATTGCTGCCATACTTCTACCTTGGTCAACAACATTTTGGAATAATGCCAAAAGAGTCTGTGATGGCTCTTTATACGGGAGGAATGTTATATTATCAAGAATCTTACCACCTGGAACGTCTACGTCCCTAAACTCTCCTGGCATTATGGGGGTATCATCACCTTTAATACGAAGACCTCTAGTCTTTAATCCACCTGGTAAATTATTTAAAGTTCCTGCATCGACTAACTGTCGAAGTAAAGAAGTGCTAGACTTAGCATGCCCGCCAAGTAAATGAATGAGTCCAAATCCATAAAATCCAAATCCTGGTATATAAGTATAATGTACGAAATGATTGCGTTTACGTCTTAATTTATCTTCCTGATTCCAATTACGATAGATAGAAAGAATCTGCATAGAGTTACGTTCAATAGTCACAACATAAGGAAGTGCTATTTGATTTGGGTCTTCACCTAAATCATACTCTACATGCATCTCTAATAACTCATATCTATCATCCTCAGATACGTCTACACCCTCTACTTCGTCTTTCTTCTTCTGTATAGATGTACGGATAAACCCTGGATCACCTAAGTCTACAGGTGCATAGAAACCATTAACCTGTAAAAACTTAACTTCATTCTCTGACTTACGCATAATATGCGTTACACGACTAGCAGTGGTAATATCAGATGAGCCATATGCTACAACTAAATCTTCTGCTGGGATAAATTGGGCTGTTTGTCTGCCTAGAGCTGGGTCAAAATAAACTTTCTTAAATGCTGAACCAGATATTGCAAGATTCCATAGCATTCTCTCATGCTCTGGTCTATATTCTGTCATTTGTTCTGTGAGTCTATAGTTCATATCATCACGAACAGCCTCAGCAGCTTTCTCAGTTTCTCTATCGTTTGTACCTAGAATATTTGTTTTAACTGGGCCAGCAGCGGGGAATGTTTCTGTAATAGCTTCAGATTGAAAACGCACAACAGCTTCAGATAGTAGTGGGTGAAACACACCACATGCACCATCCCAAGGCTCAGTTCTTTCTTCTATCTTTAACCCTAATAATTCTAGACCATCTTCGTAAGTTTTTTTCCAATCAGAACGTGACTCGTCATCAGCTTCATACAAACCAACTAAATCATCAACCATTTGTTCTTGTGTGTCTGTATCTACAACTTCTGCTAGGTTTTGATCGAACTCACCTTCAAAAGGACTATCAATACCTTCACCACCTAGATTAATATCTACGGTACCATCATCGTTAATTTCAATCGCTACATCTTCTTCTGGATTTTTATCGTCCTTAACTTCTAGTTCGATATCTTTTCCAGCTTCAGCTGCTACCCCGATCTGAACTGCTTTATCTATAGCCATAATTTATCCTTTAATAATATGCTGCTTTACGTTTCTTCCACCACGGTATTTCTTCATCCTCTTCATCTGAATGCAATCTTACAAATCCACCTTTTCTAAATCTTAATAACGCTTGAGTCATTGAATCCACATAGTCATCATGCTCTCCTGCTGGAAAAGATGCGGCCTCCTCTACAACTTCTTGCGCCCATCTTGTATCTGGGGCCCAAATAACCCCTGACGCAAATAAATCTGTAACAGCATTTACTCTCGCAATCTTATCATTTCCTCTGCTCGGTGTAAACTCAGATACAGGTATACCCATAGCTCTTAATTCAAATACAAGTGGCGCACCTGCCGCTTTCGCTTCTACAATTAACGCATCAGGTTGCCATTCATTATACATTTCTTGTGTTTTTATTTTTAGTTCTGGAAACTCCATCCTTTTTCGATACGCATCAAGTAGAATTATATTAGAAGTCTCTCGTCCTGTATCTTCATCTGTATGATAAAACACACCCCATGTTGTACATGCAGAATAATCTGCACGGGAAGTTTTTAAAAACGCAGTATCCCAAGACTGAATGATAAATTCACAAGGTGGTGGGTTATCACTTTCCCACACATTCCACCATTCACGTTTGAGTAACGCTCCTTCTTCAGAAGTTGGTGCTTGTTGGTACTGTGCTTGCCATTTACTAACAGGAAGTTGTGTTTGTAGGGCAGTTAATTCTTCTTTTTTCCAAAACTCAGGCCATAGTGGGTCACCTGATGGCATAATTGCAGGGAACTCAATAACTTCCCACTCATCTCCACCATATTGCGCACTGGCCTTGATTACTTGTCCAGTCAAATCTCGTTTTGACCATCTTGTCATTACGATGACAATAGAACCCCCTGGCTGAAGTCTCTGCCTAGGGCCAGACGTATACCATTCATATACTTTATCATAGACTTCGGGACTTGTCTCAGCAATAACTGCCTCTTGTTCCGAGTGTGGGTCGTCAATAATAAGCAAATCAGCACCTTTACCTGTTACAGCACCACCTACACCAATCGCAAAGTAGTCTCCACCTGCATTTGTGTTCCATCTACCTGCTGCTTTTGAGTCAGATTGGAGGTCAACAGTCGGAAATATTGTCTTATATGCGTCACTACTGACTAAATTTCTTACTTTTCTACCAAAACCCACTGCTAACTCGGCTGTATGGGAGGTCTGGATCACTTTTTTAGCTGGAAATTTGCCTAAAAACCATGCTGGTAGCAAATATGACGCAAATTCTGACTTGGTATGTCGTGGTGGCATGTTAACAATGAGTCTTTTTATCTTACCACTTGCTACTTTCTCGAATGCTTCTGCCATTTTGGCGTGATGACGACCTGAAATAAACTCAGGCCACATAGTTTTCACAAATTGTATAAATTTATCTTGTGATTTTTTCTGTGTAGTGCGTTTATCTAATTCTTTTAATTTTTTTAATATCTCTACCTTCTCATACTCGGAGAATAAATGTAGATTATTCTTTAGTTTCTGTATTTCTGTCGGTGTCATCTGGTATATATACAGGTAATTCGTCTATAGGTGTTTGCGCTACTTCTATATCTTCTTTATCTTCTACAACTTCAGCGTCTACTTCATATACTTTCGCTAGTTTTTCTCTGATTTGTGCTTCTAAATCTTCTGTACTTTGATGTGTTACTGTAATTTCTTTTCTTTCAGCAAATAATCCAACCTCTGATATCTTACCTAGATTAACTAATGCTGCCATTCTTTGTTTTGGGTCTTTATGATCACTTTCTATAATCAATCTATTTGTTATATACACACGAAGTTGTGTCGCACTATCGACTGCTTGTTTATCATACTCATTGAGTAATGCACCTACGTGTGCCGCCACAGCATTGGTTGTCTTATCAAGGTTTGGTTTATTCTTTCCATCACCTGTAACCATACCCTTAAATATTTCTATAGCCTCGTGCCTATCTTCTTCACTTGTATCTTCTATAAGACCTTTCTCGTACATATGTTCTGATGTACGAATAACTACCCTAGCCCAATCTAAGTCATCTTTTATTTCTTCTGGTTCAAACTTTTCTGGTAGGGGTATAGAATTATCAAAGTGTACTTTCAGTTTCTCAGCCAATTTCTATATTCTCTATAAGTTTATCTAAATAATGTTTTGCCTTAAGTAAGTCTTTCTCTCCACCTTTTTCTTTCCAACGAGAAACATACTTGATAATGTTTCCTTCCATGTAACCTATATTATTTGCAATAATATAATCCCACGTTTGTATCTCTAGTTTTTTATAGTGGTCTCCACCTACTTGTCTATCATTTTGATTCATTAAGTTTCCCTCCATATTTATTTTTTAGATATTCCATAGATGACATCTTTAATTCCTTATAGGGTACACCTTTATCGTAGAGTTGACCTACAATATCTTTATGCTCTTTAATGGGGAATCTTTCTAGTAGTTTTTCTCTATGTCTATCTTTTTGAGTCATACTTCAAAGTCATATCTATCTACCTCCTTGTGATAGCGTTTAAGACTCTCCTCCTTAATTTGCTGCGCTTTTTCTACCTTTTCCTTATTAAGTTGGTCAAGTTTCTCACGCAAGTCTTTTGCTTCTACTTGCATATCTTTTAATGTGTTGTAAGCACTTAACTTAGCAGCTGAAATAGCATCCATATCAATAAAATAAAAGGTAATGAAATCATCATTATAATACTAAGACCAAAGTTTAACAATATGTATCCAATAAGAATAAACTCTAGAACCACACTACTTTTAAGTTTTAACTTTTGTTTTAATAACCGTGATCGAATAGACATTCTTCGTATATTTGCAGTCCGATAGCATTAGGGTTCTCAAACATCCCCTCATACTTTTCAGGTTTGCTTAGTTTTAGACTCATTAATTCTACCACTCTTCTGTCTGTCTCGTGAAGTACGTCTTGCTCAAAGGGAGTGAGCATCCTATTTGTTTTTACTGAGGGTACTAGGTCGTGGTTTCGTATATCTGCAAATCGTACTGCCAAGTGATATATTTCTTCGCACCGTTTATAGGGGTCTAGATCATCCAGCTTCCAGGCATGAGTATAGGTGAAATAGAAGGCTGCGTAGATAAGAGTAGGTACAAAAAATAGTGAGGCATAAGTCTTCATAATTAAATTACCACATTTGCTTTACTACCTTTATATCCATACTCCCCTCTAAAAATTACATTAAAACTAATAGATTTTCTTGCGCTCTGTTCTTTATTTACTCCTACATAATGTGGTAGCCAACCATCAAACATTACCATTTGATTAGGTACAGCAA